AAAAACAATAAAGATAATAAAAATTTTAAACGGACCACGAAACATCATCCCACTCAAGGTTAACAACCTCCTCAGAGTCCTCAGGCTGGATGTTGTTACGATGAATGGGAGAATAATTATTTTGAGAAATAAGACGTTCCCAAGAAGGGAAGCCTTTAATAAGGTCAGCAACATCAATACCCTTACGACGAAAATCCGCAATGTCGTCAACAGATAAATCAACCATAATACGATTGAGAACTTCTTCATCAGAAAGACCAAGCTGATCAAGACAGTTCTGATACATAATCGCCATAATATCATACGCATCCCGATTAGACGCATAGGTGCCATACGAATGACCCATCAAAGATAAAATAACGTCGAAACATGTACGGCTCTTTGGAAGACGACCATGAACAGCACGTACAATAAACTCAGGAGTCTCACGGAACGCGATAAAAGTAGGTTGGGCAGGACGCTCACGATAAGGGTTCACAACAGAATAGTGCTTAAGAAAAATAGAACCAACGTGAACAAGATAACCATGACGCTGCTTAGAAGCAAAGGAGGTACACACTTGGTCTCTCAAATCCACGTCCTTATAAAGTTTAAGAAAGCGAGCGAAAGCCGCACCATTGAACCAGGCTGAAACATCAAGATCCATAGTACGGTTCCACAAATGATCATCACCATAAAGAACCATCACAATCCAATCAAGAGCAGCTTCCATAAGTTTGTCACGAAGATTTTCAGGAGCATTAAGAATCTGCACAAAAAGAAAAGTGCAGAACCAAAGAAAAAGACAAAAACAATCACCATGAGAAGTATCCCACCACCCACTTGCCATACCACCAGTCTTAATCGACCACTGGTTAGAAGTGAGAAGAACAATCTGCTTAATAACATTTTTACAAACAAATTGAAGAATGCGTCGCTTGATCTTATAATGAGGAACCTTAGGGTCTTCATACATCAACATACTTGAAAAATAGATGGACAAATCCTCAGCTGAAATACTATAGTCGAGACCAGACACATCAGCAGCTTCGATACAAATATCCCAGCACGTAGCGAGAGTAATATTAAGGAGCTCAGCAAGGCGATCAGTACCCCCCTTGCCATGAGTGCCCCCAACACGAAAAGGACCCAGACGCTCTATAGCACAACGGAGGGCGGCAACCATCCTCTCAAACATAATAAAACATCCAGACGGGATGTTAAAAATACGAAGCTTATCAAGTTTTTTTGCCCAGCCTTCCTCGTCCATAACTTCGCGGAGGGAAGCTTCGAGAATTTCTAACTCATCTTTCTCCGAGTTTTTTATATAAACCGGAGG